ACCTATTGGCAACAGCCCCGTACGCGGGATACCTATTGCCGTCTAGACGGTGGGATAGACCACAAAAAAAGGCCAAAAAAATTTCAGTACTGAAGAAAGTAAACCAATACATTCTTAAATAGAAATGGCATACCCCGGAAGTTTTGACCATCAGTCAAACGTAAACCCAGCCCAGTTAACAAGACAGGGTTCTTTAAACGGTGGTTCTGACCAACGAGCACTCTACCTTAAAATATTTAGTGGAGAGATGTTCAAAGGTTTCCAGAGAAACACCATCGCACGTGACCTAGTACAGAAGCGTACACTTACATCAGGTAAGAGTATGCAGTTCATCTATACTGGTCGCACCACAGCTGAGTACCACGTACCCGGCCAGAGCATTTTAGGTAACGACCAAAAGGCTCCTCCAGTCGCTGAAAAGACAGTGACAATCGACGATCTCTTAATCAGTTCAGCATTTGTGTACGAGCTAGATGAAACACTTGCACACTATGACTTGAGAGGAGAGATCTCCAAGAAGATCGGTTATGCTCTCGCAGAGAAGTATGACAGATTAATCTTCCGTGCCGTAACAAAGGGTGCTAGACAGGCTTCTCCTGTTACTATGACTAACTTTGCAGAGCCCGGTGGAACACAAATCCAAGTTGGTGGTGGATCTGACGCAGACGATGCGTACAACTCAGGACACTTAATCAACGCTTTCTATGACGCTGCTGCGGCTCTTGACGAGAAAGGAGTTTCTGGCGACGGCAGAGTGGCTGTTCTTAACCCAAGACAGTACTATGCGCTTATACAGAACATAGAGACAAACGGCTTAATCAACCGTAACGAAAGAGGAGACGCATTGCAGTCTGGTAATGGCATCATCGAGATCGCTGGTATCCAGATCTTCAAGTCAATGAACATCCCATTCTTTAGCAAGTATGGTACAAAGTATGCTCCAGATTCTGGTGCTCAAGCTGGTACTGACCTTGCAACTGCAAACCCCGGCAACACTGGTGACTTTGTTGACGTAGGTTTAGAAGACGGTAGAGCTTCTGTTTCTGGTATTAACAACAACTACGGACAAGCTTCTAACTTCGCTAACTCATGTGGCCTAATCTTCCAGAGAGAAGCTGCTGCTGTTGTCGAAGCTGTAGGCCCACAGGTTCAAGTAACAAGTGGAGACGTATCAGTTGTATACCAAGGTGACGTGATTCTTGGCCGTCTAGCTATGGGTGCAGACTTCTTAAACCCAGCTGCTTCTGTTGAATTGTTCGCTGGAACAACAACTAAGCCTGCTGCGTTTGGTACTACATACCCAGCTAACGCTTAATTTACATTTTATACGGGAGCTTCGGCTCCCCTTTTTTCTTATGGCTTCCACAACTATTGACATCGACACAGAACTGTCCGCAGTAAATAATATACTGGGGGCTATAGGTCAATCACCCTTAACAGTATTAAACTTTGACAACCCAGAAATATCAGTAATTTACAATCTACTCCGCGATGCCAACGTAGACACGCAGGCAGAGGGGTGGCACTTTAACACAGAAAAGCACGTAGAGTTTGCTATAGATATAAACGGTAAAATTGCTATAGGTAATGATATACTATCTATGGATTTACACGATAACCGTTTTGATAGAAGTAAGAATCTCGTACGTCGTAATGGGTTTCTATACGACAAGCATGAACATACTGATGTATTTACAGGTAGTGTGTTTTTAGATGTTGTACGCTTATACAGCTTTGAAGATCTACCCATCGCATTTAGAAGATACATAACATATAGAGCATCAAGAACAGCAGCCACACAACTTATTACTAACCCACAACTTGTCAAGTTACTAGCTCAGCAAGAGGCTTTATCTCGCGCAGCTCTCATGGAGTACGAGTGCAACCAAGGCGATCACAGCATGATGGGCTTTGAAGATGGCACTAACTATAGAACCTATCAACCCTTCCAAAATCTAAGAAGACGCTAATGGCAGGCATAACACAAACTATACCTCAATACTCACTAGGAATGTCAGAACAGCCTGACCAACTAAAATTTCCCGGTCAAGTTTCAGAGGTTACAAACGCAATACCAGACATAACCAGAGGTCTATTTAAAAGGCCGGGTGCTAAAAGAGTTGGAGCTGACAAGCTAACTGGTGTACAGAATGGAGGTTCGTGGTTTCATTATTTTCGTGACGATTCTGAAGGATCTTATATAGGTCAAATAGACGCTAATGGTCTGCTTAGAATGTGGAAAGCTAGCGGTCTTAATGCCGGAGCCCCTCAAACTATAGTACATGGCACAGGCGGACAGGTAGCAATACAAAATTATCTAACAACAGCCAGTCCAGAAAACTTACAATTCTTAACAATTAACGATACAACATTCGTTAACAATCGTGACACTACTAATAGTAATACAGCCGTAGGTCACACTGGAACTACAGAAACTACCCCCGATACTCACTTTGGTTTTTTAGAATTACTGCGTACAGAAAACGGTAGACAGTATGGTATAAACTTACATGGAAATAACAGTCAAGCTACAACTATTACACGAGCTACACGTGTTAAAATAGAAAGTGACACACTAGACGAGTCAGATGGTACAGGTCATTGCCCCGGTATAGGTACACAGGTGTTTAGCATAGACCAAGGTTCTAAGAAGAATCTAATATTTAGAATCAACACTTTAGGGCAACAAGGCGTTAGTCCTAACTATAGTGCTAGTAGCGACGGCCCAGATGGTGATAACTACAGATGTTCTTACAATAGAGAGGTTGTACTACTACATGGCGGCGAAGGCTGGATTACAGGAGATACTGTTACAGTAACACTAGACTCTGCTTCACAAAACTTTAACTACACAATACGTGTAGAAGATCACGAATCTACCTCAGTAAATGCTACAGTTAATACCTCTTCTAATGGTGATGGCGTTATACGACCAGAGCCTACACCTTTTGATGCCGATACAGCTGTTACTGCTGATACTATTATTGGTGGTATTCTAGCTGATTTACCTAGCGGTATAACTGGTAAGCACATAGGTAACGGTATATACTTTTCTAGTTCTAACCCATTCCAGCTAGAAGTTGTAGAGGATGATCTAATGAGATCCTTTCAATCCTCTGTAAACGATGTACAGAACTTACCTAACCAGTGTAAAGATGGGTATATAGTAAAAGTATCCAACGCTTTACGTGCGGAGGAGGATGACTATTACCTTAGATTTGATGGTCAAAACGATAAAGACGGATCTGGTTCTTGGTCTGAATGTGCAGCACCGGGTATAGCTAAAACTCTAACAGGCATGCCCTTGGTTATACAACGTACAGGTATAACTAATCAAGGCACATCTAGTGAAGTAGCTACCTTTACTATTAAGCAGTTTACGTATCAAGACAGACGTGTAGGAGACGACACTACCAACCCCTTTCCATCATTTATACAAACCAGTGATGGCCTGCCTAAATCAAGTAGTAATACTTTTGTTGGTAGAATAAATAAAGTACTGTTTTTCCGAAACAGGCTAGCACTCCTGTCAGGAGAAAACGTAATAACATCACGACCGGGAACTTTAGGTAAACCTGATTTCTTTATAGAAACAGCACTTACAATATCAGCCAGTGATCCTATTGATATATCTGCTGCATCTATGTTCCCATCTGAGCTGTTTGATGGTATAGAAACTAATACAGGTTTGGTAGTATTTAGTACAAATCAACAGTTTCTACTTGCATCAGATGATACAGTTTTAAACCCTGATACAGCGAAGCTGCGAAGCATATCAACATTTAACTATAACGCAGATACACCGCCTATATCGTTAGGCACTACAATAGCTTACCTAGATAACTCTGGCAAGTTTAGCCGATTCAATGAAATGGCAAACATACGACGAGAGGGTGAGCCGGCTATAGTTGAAGTCAGTAAAGTTGTACCTACACTATTACCAAAAGACGTAGACTTACTTACAAACTCTAGAGAAAACTCTATGATATTGATGGGTAAGACTGGCTCAGATATTGTCTTTGGTTATAAATATTTTCAAGTATCTGAGCAAAGACAACAGGCTGCATGGTTTAAATGGAAACTAAATAATCCATTAATATATCATTTTATTATAAATGACGAATACTTCTTTTTAGATAGTGACTACTATTTACAAAGTATAAAGCTAGTGCAGACAGAAAACGATCCAAGTATAATACAAGATGAAACAGAGTTCTTATTACATGTGGATAATCATACTACTATTAGCGGCGGTAACTTTGACCCAGCTACGAATACCACAACCTTCAGTGGTGTGGGGTGGCTAAACTCAGTTACAACACCTAACCACGACTTAGTAATTATTGATACAAACAACACCGCATCTAGAGTAGGTAGGTATGCAAAACCTACAGCGTCAGGAACTACACTTACTGTAGTAGGTAACTGGTCTAGTGCTACCCTTGTCATAGGTTATGTATACCCATACGAAGTTAAGTTTCCTAGATTTTACCCTAGTACAGTTATACAAGGAAAAACTAGAGCTGATGTAAACTCTTCATTAGTCCTACATAGACTTAGAATACATTTCGGTAAGATTGGGTTATATGAGACTACACTTAAAAGAGTTGGTAAATCTGACTACACAGAAGTATACGAGTCTACACAATTAGATGAGTATGATGTGTCTGATGCACCATACCTCGATGAGTTTATACAGACCATACCTGTATACGAAAGAAACACAAATGTTGATGTTATTCTTAGATCATCACACCCCGCCCCAGCTACGTTGAGAGCATTGTCTTGGGAAGGAGACTACACAACTAGATTTTACAAACGTGTCTGATTACATTCACCCACTTACAATAGAGGCTGCTACAGAAGTGGCCTCCAACCTACGTCCAGACGACCACAGAGAGGTACAAGAGGGCCATGGGATAGATCCTACCCTCTTACCAGTTCTCATGGTTCACAACCCATCCTACGTGTATTTCACAGTGCCTGACGGCAAGACTGCTGGCATGGCCGGAGTAGGAACAGATGGTGATATATGGATGCTATGCACTCCTGATATACACCGATATCCAATTACATTCGCAAGAGAAGCGAAGCGGTATGTCGATAGCCGCGAAGAGCGACTCCTTTGGAATATAGTTGATAGCAGAAACACAGCACATCTAAAACTGCTGAAGTTTCTTGGCTTCAAGTTTTTACGTAAGTTAAAACATGGGCCGAACAATGTAACATTTATAGAATTTTGCCGTGTGCGTAGACGCTAACGCAGGGGCTCGAGCAGAAGCCCAAGAAAGAGCTAACAATAAAATGTTTGCTTTTAAGTCTGAAAGTGTAAAGTTTTTTAACAAAGAAACCACACTTGAAAGGCAACAACAATTAAACGTATTAGGTTTTAGCCGAGACAATTCAGACGCTTATGCTAAAGCTATTATTAGCCAAGGTAAAGGTAGAAAGAGTTTAGAAAATGCTTATCGTAAATATTTTGCAACCCAAAAAGTTAACGAGGGCGGCAGAAGTAGAAAATTTGGCATGTCTGGGTATCAATCCGTACTAGCAGCTGAAAGCGAAGTACAAGGTGTACTAGACGCTATACCGAGAAATATGGCGTACTTCCAACAGGGAGCTCTACGTAAGTTTGGTGCAGCAAACGCCTCAGCTAAAGAGGCATTAGGTTTACCTCCACAGTATGGTATGCCTGTTATGATGCCTCCAACAAACAGGCTTGGTGGTGCATTACAGATTGCACAAGCAGGGTTAAGTATAGCTTCATCAGCTGCAACTATTGGTGCCAATGGCGGCCTTGGTAGTATCTTTACAAACCTTTTTTAAATTATGACATCATCATTCGCTAACGTAGTTGGTACACCACGGGATCAGTTACCCGATATCAGCAAGACCAACTACTTGCAGACAGACGCTGATATGACTGAGGCAACCAATAATGAAATAGAGAAAGCTAAGAAGGATGCCGAAGAGTTCTATAATCAGATGATTAGAATTAGGCAGCTACAACAACAAAACTTTGATGATAACTTACAAGGTCTAGTAAACTTTTCAAAGTCTGCTGCTACATTTGTTGAAGCACGTGAAGCAGGCAGAGAAGCTAGGGAACGTAATGAAAAAAGAAAAGACGATCTAGCACTACATAGAAAGAAGTTTATTGATGCAGAAGGTAAGTTTAAGTTACGCGATGCTGCGTTTAGTGTTCAGTTACGTGAAGACTCAAAAGTAAACCCAGATCAATTCGGTAAGTCTGCTTCAAACTTATTAAAAATTAGAAACGCAGATAGTGTTTCAGACTTGACCGAACGCCAAATGAAGAGCGAGATGACAGAAAATGGCTTTAACGCTTTTAATAAAGTATTAACTGAAAGTAATTTTCTTTTACTAGATAGTCAAGATGATGCTATTAATTTATATAATTCTGTAGAAGATATCTTCTTGTCTAGAATGATACTACAAGCGAAAGCCTTTGGTATGTCTGATAAAGAATTTGATAGATTCTATCTTAAAACTATAGCTCCAGAAATGGAGAGAAGAAGAGAAGCTAAATTAAAAAGATGGGAAAGCGTTAGTGACAGCAGAGCTGAGTCAAATCTAAATACCAAAGTTAGAAATCGTATTGTAGATGTAATAAAAAGCCGTACGAAACCCGGTGATGCTGGTGAAGCTGTTATACCTAACATGGATGAATTAGTTAAATATATACAATTAGAGAAAGGATTTGAAACAGAATTAGAAGCTCATAACTATCTAGTATCCGAAGTATCTACGATGGTAAGTTCTGGCTCAAACGGTATGGATGATACTGATGCCGAGTTTTTATTAAATGAAGCAAAGTTTACGCATAGTGCTACTGGACAGGCTACAACCTTAGCAAATAGCAATTTTAAAAGCAGTAGGGCTAACTCTCGTAACTTACAAAACTCAATAGACGCTTTTAGACGTGATCCTGATAAAGACATACAAGCTGCAAAAAATAAGTTTGATGAAACAATGAATGAAGTCTTTAATAAATTTGACGGTAATCCTCCTCCCGGTGTAGTATTTAATTTGATGGGACAGTGGAGAGATATTCCAATTCTTAAGGGAGAAGACTTTCCAGATAAATTAAAAACTGCTTTGTCTAGAGAACAGACAGGTGCTAACTTTGGAGATCACCCCTCTGCCGGTAAACAGCAAAATAATATATACAGAGCAAGGCAAGACATGGAAACTGCTATGAAAATAATTGCCGGCAAACAGCAAGGTGTAGAGGAAGGAAAACTAACACAGCCCATGAAGTTTGAAATAGATGCAGCTGTAGGTGCTCTTAGAGCCAAAGTTAAATTAATTACAGACACTACTAATAAAACTGAAGGAGAAGCTGTAGTAGAAGCACTACCAGACATTATTAAAGGTTTACAGAATGGAGAGTATAAAGATTTTTATAAATCTAAAATACTTACAACAGCTCTAGATTATCAAAATGATAGAACTGATTTAGAAAACGATAAGTCTTTAATTGACAATTCTAACTTTAACTCAGTATACGAAAAAGAAGCATTAAGGCAGATGAATCGTTTTCTAAAAAGCGGTGGGCCCATGCCTGAGTACTTTAAAGAAGTATTGAAAGGTGTAAAGATACGTCAAGCAGATGGTACTTTTATGAATGACATCGAGTATGCTATAGAAAGACTAAAAGCTACAGGTGGTATGGATGAAAAAACAGGACTGCTTACCTATAAAAAAGATTATGCAAAGTTAACACCCGAAGACTTTAAAGAAGTTGGACAAGGCGGTGTGTCTGATGCTACAAAAGTACATAACTTTATAGAAAAAGATAAAGAAAGTGCAGCTAAACTGCTTAATGGTTTTGCTAAAGAACGTCAAAGACAAAGTATTTCAAAAAATCATAGAGGAGAATTATCTGACCAAGAGAACGATGACTATTTTAAAGTACCTACAGGTAAACTTGTAGGTGTTATGCCTTCATCAAAACTTACTGATTATAATATAGAGTCAGTTTATAGAATGGCAAAACAAGGATACACTGATTTTGGTAGATATGGTTTTACAGCAGAAGAAATTATATCAGTTGTAGATAGTGGTGCTCTTGATGGTATGGCTAATGACAGATTTACTGAAGATTATCAATCCTATGTAATGTTAGCAATTATTAGGAATAGAGCTAACAGGTCTAGTGATATTGGTGGTGCTCAAACAGAAGCACAAAACTGGCGTAGATTAACTAATCTAGGGCCTAAAGAACAGGATGCTGTGCTAGCAATTTTTCCAAAGTTAAGAACTATGCCTATGTCACAGTTTCAAAACTTACAGGCTGATGTAGCTAATGTTATTATAACAGAAGCTGAGCAACGTATAATTGACAGAGATAAGATAAGAGCAGAGAAAGAAGCTAAGAGAGAAGAGAGACAAAAAGCAAAAGAAAAAGCAAATGAGGGTATTAACCGACTAAGAGGAAAAAAGAAGAATGACTAATTCTAACTACTTAGGTCAAAGTGACGACGGTTATCTAGATTATTTAGGTAACGAAGCTGATCGCTTAACCGAAGAGTACAATCAAGAGCAAGATAGGTTAGAAGCTGCTGAGGCTGAGGAAGCCCAAGCAACAGCTAAGGCTGATGCGGAGCAGTTCGATCCTAGAAATGCTGATACATGGGGTGCTAAGGCACTCATTAAAGAAGGTCAGTCTATTTTATCAGGTGGACTACAAGATACCGCATCTTCTATTGCTACCTTTCCAGAACGCACAATAGATGCGTTATCTGGAGAAATGCAACGACAAAAAGATGCTACAGGCACTTATACTCCTGACTTTACACCCTTTGGAGCATATGACAACCCTATAGAAACAAAAACATGGTGGGGTAGACAGTTACGTGGTTTAGTGCATTTTGGTAGTTTAGCTGCCGGTACTGTGCTTGCCGCCAAAGGTGCTGCTGCTGCTGGCATAGTTTCTGTACCAGCTGGTTTACTAGCACTAACAAAAGGCAACCTAGTTAGAGGTGCAGCTGTAGGAGCTGTATCTGACCTTATATCTAAAGAGTCAGATGAACAGAACGCTTTAGGTGCATTACGTGACAGATATGGCTGGATAGATACACCGTTATCAACTAAAGACACTGACCATCCTGTAATGATGAAAGTAAAAAACATCGTAGAAGGTATGGGAATAGGTTTAATTTTTGATGGTATTGCGTATACCTTAAAAAAAGGCGGAAGCAAGGCAATCAAACAGATACAAGATAGAAATAAAAGTTTAAAAGATCAAACAGTAGAAGCTGGTGTGGCTCAGTTACGTCGTGGTGAAACAGAATTTAGAGCAGATAAAAATGCACCTCTATCTCAACCACATCAATCAGCACATATATCAGAGGTTAACCCAGAAATAGCTCGTAACCAGTTATCAGATACACGTACTAAATGGGGGTCTGAAGAAGGATCTACTGGCAGTGTAACTACTCCAGTTGAACGTGAACGTATTGGTATGCTTGGCGGGACTGATGATGCAACTGTAGAACGTATATACAAAGGTCTTGTTAGCAGCGAAAAGTTTGCTAAAGAGTTAGAAAAAGCTAAAGGTAACAGATCTACATTAGCATCTACATTTAGGGAAGCCGTCGAAGCACATCAAAGAATTACACAAGGCAGAAACCCTGTCGACATGTCACCACAAGAGTACCTAAAAGAGTTGTTTGAAACTAACGATGTTATAGATGGTCAAGAAGTTTGGACATCTAAAAATGTTGTTGTGGCTGATTTAATTGGTGGTACTTTATTAAAACAACTACGTGATATAGGTGTAGCCGGTAGAGAAATAGCTGACTTAGTCGAGTTAGATGATATAGATGGCCCAGCTAAACAAGTAGTAGATACTATGCTTACTGCTTTATATCAAACTAAAAAAGCTAGGTTTGTCAAGTCTGACAGTTTTAGAGCATTAGGTGCAGGCAAAGCTAGAAAAGAAGCTATAGAAGAAACTTTAAATCAAGCCATGGAGGACTCACGAGAGTCTATTATGTCTATGTTAAAAATAGCTAAAGACGATCCAGATGATAACTTACTTAATGCTTTGTTTGAAGCGTTTTCTATGATGGAGAATGTTAACACTTTAGATGACTTTGATAACTGGGCAAGAACTGTTATAAAAGGTGGTAAGTTAGACCCTAACGGTGTTGATAGAACAGGTGCTCTAATAAGAGAACTAGAAGGTGTTATGACTCATAGTGTTTTATCTGGCCCTAAAACGCCAGTTCGAGCAATCATGGGTACATCTACTGCAACATTTTTAAGACCACTCGCAACTGCAATAGGTGCTGCACTCAAGTATCCATTAAGTGGAGACGCATCTACATTACGATCTAGTTTATCTGCTGTCAATGCTATGGTAGAAGCTATACCAGAGTCGTTTACATTGTTTAGAAGTAAACTAAACTCATACTGGAAAGGTGATATCAGGCAAGTTAAAACTAGGTTTAGTGACTACACAGCAGCTGACGATAACTGGGAAATACTACGTAGATGGGCAGAAGAAAGTGGTAGAGCTACACCCGGAGAGACAGCAGCGTATCGTATGGCTAATCTAGCAAGAAGTATGAATAACAATAACTTGTTAACATACTCTACTAAAATCATGGCAGCTACAGATGATGCTTTTGGGTACATATTAGGTAGAGCCAAGATGCGTGAAAAAGCTATGCGTAAAGCTTTAGAGTTACAAGGTAATGGTATAGAAATACCTAGGCTTACAAAAGATGTAATGAAAGCTTATGAAGATGATTTTTATGCACAAATCTTTGACGCTAATGGTAATATAATAGATGAAGCTACACAGTTTGCACGTAAAGAAGTTACACTTACACAAGACCTTACAGGTTTTGCAAAAGGATTAAACGACGTGTTTACTGCTGCACCTCTAGCTAAACCATTCTTTTTGTTTGCTAGAACTGGTGTAAATGGTCTTGCACTAACAGGTAAGTACACACCCGGATTTAACTTCTTAGTTAAAGAGTTTAACGATATTGCATTTGCTAACCCTAAAGACTTAGGTAGTGTATCTAAGTATGGTATCTATACTCCAGAAGAGCTAGCTAACGCACGGGCTTTACAAACAGGTAGATTAGCTATAGGTTCTGCTGTAGTATTTATGGCTACACAAGCTTGGATGCGTGGCGACCTTAACGGTAATGGCCCAGTAGATAGACAAAAAAGACAGATGTGGATAGATGGTAAGTGGGAGCCTAGAACTATAAAGCTTGGAGCTGTACGTGTAGGTTACGACAACTTTGAACCATTTAACCTTATTATGTCTACAATAGCTGACGTAGGTGATGCTAGCGAGTTGATGGGTCAAGAGTGGACAGAAAACGAATTAGGTAAGATTTCTCTTGTAGTAGCACAGGCTATAACAAGTAAATCATACTTAGCTGGTATACAGTCCTTTGTCGATTTATTTGCAGGCAGACCGGGGCAAGCCGGACGTATTGTAGCAAGTCTTGCAAACAATCAAGTACCACTAGCCGGTTTACGTAATGAAATTGGTAGACTATTTACACCATACATGCGTGAAATAAACTCAGGTATAGTACAGTCTGTACGAAACCGTAACTTACTTATGGAACAGTTTGCTGGAGACGAAACCGAACTACCTTTAAAATATGATTTACTTAATGGTAGGCCGATAAAAGATTGGGATTTCTTAACTAGAGCATATAATGCAATTAGTCCTATAAGTTTAAACTTAGATCAGACCGAAGGCAGAACCTTTCTGTTTAACAGTGGTTACGACTTACGTATGTCTACATACTACGCACCTGATAGTACAAACTTAACAGACGCACCTAGAGTTAGATCACAGTTTCAACGTGCCATAGGTTTACAAAACTTAGAACGTGAACTAGACAAACTAGCTAAAAATCCAAAGATTTTAGCATCTATGGAGCAAATGTATAATGACATAAAGTCTGGTAGAAGATCCGAGTTCGATGCTAGAGACTATTATCATAACAGAATGATAGATCTAATATTTCAAAAAGCTAGAAGAAAAGCATGGGCATCTATCAAAGACAATTCTGATATTGTTAAGTTAATACGAGAACAGCAAGAACGAAAGTTTGGAAAAGTAGAAAAACGTAGAAACACATCAAACATCCTCAACATATACAAATAAATGGCAACAACTCAGGTAGAATTTACTGGGGATGGAAACGCTACCAAAACGTTTTCTTTCCCTTCTATACAACAGTCTGATATAAAAGTAACTGTAGACGGTGTACTTAAGACGTCAGGCACACATTACAACATTACACCCTACACAACTACAGGTGGCGGTAGCGTAGTCTTTATAGACAACAGTGGTTCCGGTGGAGCTAACCATATACCACAAAATACTACCCCTCCCACTCTAATACGTATCTTTCGTGATACAGATGTAGAAAACCCAAAGGCTGACTTTACAGCAGGGTCGTCTGTAAAAGCAGAAGATCTAAACGCTAACCACCAGCAACTACTATTCCACGCACAAGAAGAGCAAGATCAGCTAGAGCAAACCGGTAATATACGAGACAACGCTATCGTTACATCTAAAATACTAGATGATAATGTTACCATGGCTAAGTTAGGCAGCGGCTCATTGCCGACTGATATTACTGTAGCTAGTGCAAACATTGTAGATGGTACAATAGTCAACGCTGATATTAACGCGTCAGCTGCTATAGCCGGTACTAAAGTAAGCCCAAACTTTGGAACTCAGGTTATATCTACAACTGGCAATATAACTGTTGGCGGTACAGTAGATGGTAGAGATGTTGCAGCCGATGGTAGCAAGCTAGACGGTATTGAGGCCGGGGCTACTGGAGATCAGACAGCATCAGAAATTAAAGCACTTATAGGAAATGCCAGCGATAGTAATGTATTTAGTGATGCTCTTCTTGCTAAACTTAATAACATAGAAGCATCAGCTACAACCGATCAAACCGATGCAGAGATTAGAGCAGCTGTAGAAGCAGCAAACGACAGTAACGTGTTTACTGACGCAGATCATAGTAAACTAAACGCTATAGAAGCCGGAGCTACCGCTGACCAGACTGCTAGTGAAATTAAAACTTTATATGAATCTAATGGCGATACTAACGAGTTTAGTGATGCCGAGCAGACTAAACTAGCCGGTATAGAGTCTAATGCGACACAAGATCAGACTGCTGCCGAAATTAAAGTATCACTACAATCAGATAAGCTTACTTTATCTGAGATTAATACTACCTCTACAGATACCAGATACTACACCGAAAGCGAGTTAGATGCTGGACAGCTAGACAATAGATATTATACCGAAGTAGAGCTTCTTAACGGAGGAGCTATTGACAATAGATACTACACTAAAGGACAACTTGATGGCGGTCAATTAAATAGTTTATACTTTACAGAAACAGAACTAACCAATGGTGCTGTTGATGGCCGGTACTACACAGAAACAGAACTAGATGCCGGACAGTTAGATAACAGATATTACACAGAGACTGAGCTAAATAATGGTCAACTAGATAACAGGTACTACACAGAAACAGAAGCTGAAGCTTTGTTCCTTAGACAGGACTCTTCAGAAACTATCGCTAGTGGAGTTTCATGGTCTAACTCAGATACAAAGGTAGCTACTACAGCTGCTATTAACGCTCGTATTGTTGACCTTATTGATGATGTTGGTGGTTTTATAGCTATAGCTAATCAAACAAGTTTTCCAACTTCAAACCCACAAGGGTCAGCAGGGCAGGCAGCTATCTTAAGTATAGGTTCTGCAACAGCTACACTAACACCTAGCGGTACAACAGTTACGATAGCAAACGGTGCGGGATCAGGAAACACAGTTACAATTACTGGTGTCCCTTCTACCATACCTACGGGCTTTGGATTTTTGGTAGAGTCTACAAACACACTACATACATACTCATTTCATAGACTTGTACCAAAAGCTACAGAGGTTACAACAGTTGCATCAAACGTAGTTAACATCTCAGCTGCCGGAGCTAATGTAACAAGTATAGATAACTTCGCAGATAGATACCAAATTAGTGCTTCTGCACCAACAGCTAGACCTGATAATGCATCTTTAGTTAACGGTGACTTATGGTTTGATAGTTCATCTAACAAAGTTATGATGGTCTATGATAGTAGCTCAGGAGACGGATTTAGTCCTATCACACCTAACGCGTCTGATTTAACAAACATAAATATAGTTGCTGGTCAGATAACATTTTCAGAAGATCTAGGTCTTATAACTAACGCGGTTAACACAGGATCAGGTAACAACTCTGTTAACACAGTTGCAAGTAACATAACTAACGTTAATACTGCTGCAACAAATATTGCAAAAATAACTACTGTTGCTGATGATCTTAACGAAGGTACTTCTGAAATAGACACAGTTGCAACTAATATTGCAAACGTAAATACTGTTGGAAATAATATTTCTAATGTAAATACAGTTGCAGGCGTATCTTCAAACGTAACTACAGTTGCAGGCATATCGTCTAATGTAACAACAGTGGCCGGTAAAGCAACAGAGATAGGAAGACTAGGAACTGCTGATGCAGTAGCTGACATGAATACCTTGGGTACAACAGCAATCGTATCTGATCTGGATACATTAGCTGATATCTCAAGCGATATATCAACAGTTGCAGGCGTTAGCTCTAACGTAACAACAGTATCTGGTATAGCATCTAACGTAACAACAGTTGCTGGAATATCTGCAAACGTAACAACAGTTGCTAATAACAACTCTAATGTTACTGCTGTAGCTGATAACTCAAGCAATATCAATAGTGCAGTTGCTAACGCACCTAATATTAATGCTGCTGTTTCTAACTCGTCAAATATTAATAGTGCAGCATCTAATGCTACAAATATAAATACTGTTGCAGCTAATATTACAAATATTGACACATTTGCTAATAGATATCGTATAGCAAGTTCTGCACCTACAACTGGTTTAGATCAAGGGGACTTATACTTTGATACTACATCTAATGAGTTAAGAGTATATAATGGTTCAGCTTGGCAGGGTGGTGTTACAGCCACAGGTAACTTGCCTAGTAATGGTGCTAACACATTTACCGGCGACCAGACAGTTAACGCAAACATTATTGTATCAGGAACAGTCGACGGTAGAGACGTAGCAACTGATGGCTCAAAACTAGACGGTATAGAATCCGGAGCTACCGCAGATCAATCTAACTCAGAAATAAAGACAGCGTATGAAGCTAACAGTAATACAAATGCTTTTACTGATGCCTTACTTTCTAAATTAAATGCAATAGAAACCGCAGCTACAGCCGATCAAACTGCAAGCGAGATAGTCTCACTTATATCTGGTCAAACTATTGCACCTAATGTAATAACAACAACGAACTTAACTCTTGACTTCGGATCAATCGCATAATGGCAAAATTATTAAAACTAAGACGAGGAACAACCTCGCAACATAGCAGCTTTACCGGAGCCGAAGGTGAAGTCACTATAGATACCACCAAAGATACAGCCGTCGTACATGACGGTTCTACATCAGGCGGCACACCACTAGCTAAAGAAGATATGTCAAACGTATCTTCATCAACTATCGCGGGTAGATTAGGCGCAGACTCTATAGCAACATCTAAGATTGCAGCTGGAGCTTTACCAACAGACGTAACCGTAGCTAGTGCAAACATAGTAGACGGCACGATTGTAAACGCAGACGTTAACGCATCTGCTGCGATAGCTGGTACAAAAATATCTCCTAACTTTGGTAGTCAAACTATAACTACTACAGGTAAAGTTCTATTTGCGAACGTATACAGCAATGAAGGTGACTTACCTAGTGCAAGTACTTATCATGGTATGTTTGCTCATGTACACGGTACAGGGGCTGCTTACTTTTCACATGCTGGTGCTTGGATTAAATTAGCTCCGCTAAATGCACCTAGTTTTACAGGCGGCATTGGCGTAACAGGAAACATCACAGTATCAGGAACAGTTGATGGTAGAGACGTAGCATCTGACGGTAGTAAATTAGATGGAATTGAATCTGGAGCTACTGCCGATCAAACTAAATCAGATATTGATGGACTTAACATTAATGCTGACCAATTAGATGGACAGCATGGTTCGTACTATCAAAACGCATCTAACTTAAATGCTGGAACAGTAAGCGCATCTAGATTAGACGCTGCTACAACTCAATCGGCTGGAAATAACACAACTAAAATTGCTACAACAGCATTTGTTTCTACAGCAATATCAAACCTAATTGACTCTAGCCCTAGTGCATTAAATACATTAAACGAGCTGGCAGCAGCTTTAGGTGATGATGCAAACTTTGCTGCAACTACAGCCACCTCTCTAGGTACTAAACTACCTAAGTCTGGTGGAGAGATGACAGGTAATATAACTTTTTCTGGTAGCCAAACAGTTGATGGTAGGGACTTATCTTCTGACGGTAGTAAATTAGATGGTATCGAGTCAGGAGCTACTGCTGACCAAACCGCTGCCGAAATAAGAACTCTTGTAGAATCAGCGTCTGACAGTAATGTGTTTACTAACGCTGACCATAGTAAGTTAAATGGTATAGAATCTGGTGCTACTGCTGACCAGTCAGCTAGTGAGATACTCAACTTAATTAAAACAGTTGATGGTTCTGGTTCTGGACTAGATGCTGATACTTTAGATGGTCTGTCACCAAGCGTGAGTGCTGGAAATAATACTATTGTTCAAAGACATTCTGCTGGTTATATATTCGCTAACTACTTCAATACAACTCCAAACGATGTAAGTAGTGGAGTTACAAAAGTCTGTGTAGAAACAGGCAACGATGGGTATATAAGACATGGTGATGCTGGTTCAATCAGGTCGTTTATAAACGTAGAAAACGGTGCAACTGCTGACCAATCAGGTTCTGAAATAGCGTCTGCACTTAATGGTCAAAACATTTATACAAACGGATATATAGGTCTAGACTCTAACGACTATATTGGGTGGTCAAACAACAGTTATATGAATATTGTTGTTTCTGGAAATAATAGATTTAGATTTGAGTCTGATGGCGACTTGCATGCAGACGGAGACGTTATAGCTTATTCAACTACAACCAGTTCTGACGAGAGACTTAAAAAAGATATAACACAGATAGAAGATGCAGTAGAAAAATGTGAACGTCTAAGAGGTGTTACTTTTACATGGAAAAAAGATGACAAGAAAAGTGCGGGTGTTTTAGCCCAAGAGGTGCAGAAAGTGCTTCCGGAGGCTGTAAAAACAGTTACTGATCTAAACTCTGATGACGAGCATTTAGGAGTAAATTATAACGCTTTGGTTCCTATCTTAATTGAAGCAGTAAAAGAATTAAGTAAAAGATTAGTTCTATTGGAGGCACAAGAATAATGGGTTTACAAAGCTCAGGGCAAATTTCATTAAATAATATAGCTACAGAGTATGGTGGTTCACAACCCCACCAACTCTCTGAATATTATTCAAAAGGTAATGCTCCATCATCTGGAGAAATACAAATAGCTGCTGACTTTTATGGCACTTCAAACATAGTAACTGAAAACGCTTACAGCAACAACTTCCAGATACTCGTAGGACATAGAGGTGCAAGTCAGGTAATATGGGATGATGGAAATTATTATCGCTATAAAGTTAGTGATGAAGGAGTTCATAGATCTAGAGGAGCTATGGCTAACAGCTTCCGTTTCTATTACCAAATGGAATACGATGAAGACTATAATGTAATAGGTCAAGTTAAATCTAACTGTCCTTTTCCAGCACACAACGGAACTCTTGGCGGTTGGAGGTACTTCCTCAAAAGAGGAGAAAATGCTATATATTCATATAACGCTAATAATGGTGGTTTTGTGTTTAGGGCTCATAGAACTACAAGTAGCTCTTACCCTTATTGATGGAGATACCTACCTTTCCTACAATACAAACCCCGTCAATACCTCTCCCTACAGCAGATGTTCCATCCTACATACCGTTGGTTGTACCTCCGAGCGATCTTCGCGAACCAGAAGGGACACAACCAGCAGAAACCAAAGAGGTGCAGCCTCAAACAAGAAAGTTAGATATACCTATCATAGATATACAGATGCCTGTTCCGTCACCAGAAGTTATGGTTACAGCCGTAACTACAGCGGTGGCGGCTGTGGCTACAACCACCCTTGCTACACCATTTTTTGATGTAATTAAGAAACGAGTACAAAAGTTCTTACAAGGCAAGATTGATACATGGAAGAAAAAAAGAAAGGTATCCTTACAAAAATAAAAGAAGGTATAGATGACCATGATGAACAGATGGCTATACTAGCTGCGATTGTGCGGCTAACTGTAGTTATTTGGTCTGGGTTTATTATTACACTAAACTATGTAGAAATACCAATGGTAAAAAAGTCAGGCAACAGCGATATCACGTTCGTCGCCAGCGTTTTTACGGGGGCACTAGCTACATTCGGGCTAACTACAGGTAAGTCTAGTAGTAGTAAACCACCTACATGCCCTATGGCAAAGAAACAAGACACACCAAAAGTATGAAGAAATGGATTCTTCTCTTAGCTCTGTTGTCACCCGCAGCTGCAAGAGCAAATACTGTTACGCCCCAGTTTACAACAGGGTCTATGAACAGCACAACAACGACAACGCAATCTATAACGGAAGTAACCCAGAAGCAAGTGTTTGGGGCGGCTGTATCCACATGGTCAGGCAGCAATGTTACACCATCAGCCGATATATCTGGCACAGGTACAACCTTTACAGTAACAGACACAACTCTACCATGGACACTAGAGACAACAACCAGATCAGCTGGTTTAGTAGAGCAGTGGGATACCACAACAAACTACACAATAAACTCTACTACTACATCGCTCTCTGTATTC